GTCTAAGTGCTTTGGGAGTCCGCCAGCCTCAAGTGCATGCAATTATTGATGCAGTTGAGAGGTGGACCAAGAGATCTGGCCAGGAATGGACAGTATCTCGTCTTAAAACCCTGAAAACGCACTTCCTTCACCGGCTTGCCGATGATGGGATCTCGACGTTGGATTGGGTCGCTTCAAGAGGTGGGGTCCCAAAAGGTCCCTTTCGCCGTCTCTTTCTCGACATAGACACTCCTCGCAAGAGGGTGAGAGCGCTCAACGCGCTCATGGTGTATACCTCCTATGTCGCTACTGAGGTGACTCCCAAACAATGGGAGAAATTCTCAGGAAGCGTTGAGCAAAAACTTACCATCAGCGAATCTCAACTCCGTGAGGAGTCAGGATTTCGGGCCTGGCTTGACAAACCAGAAAACCGGAAAGCCCTAGGGCTCAAGGTTATTTCAGTGGACCCACAAAGGTGGACCCGCTGGCCTGACGTGCCATGGGAATCCCGTGGCACGCGCGTTCCCTTGTTTGGCAAAGACAAGGTCAGATCTGTCGCCATCGCGGAGATAGATCGGTGGTATGCTGCATCAGAGTCGAACCCTTGGGTTCGATGGTTCTTCGGATCGTTTCCCAGGCTAGCTCTGAACATCGAGCTAGACCGTAAGCCCGTCTTGTCAGACTGGGTCAACGGTGAACCCCCTGTTGGAGGCGTTGGGCAGGTCTCCTTTATCCAGGAGGCTGGCTTCAAGCTTCGTGCTGTCGCCAACCCTGATCCACTGGTGCAGCTAGCTCTTGAGCCCCTTAAAACAGGGCTCTTGGGCTTGCTCAAAGGTAACGCTAGGGATTGTACTCACGATCAAGAGAGCGGTGTCGTAGCAGTTCAAAGTTGGTTAGCTGAGGGGTTAGTGGTTCATTCCATTGATCTCAGTGACGCTACCAACAACTTCCCTATGACTCTGCAACAACGAGTGCTGGATGTGGTTTGTCCAGTCGGGCCGGGGGGGGACCCCCAGGCTTATGGCCTTAACCGCGGCTTTGCAGCCGCAGCCAAGGGTCCGTGGCTTGTTCACGATCCAGTGGCTAAGACCCAACGTGTAATGCGTTGGTCCAAGGGTCAACCCCTTGGGTTGGGTCCATCGTTTCCGCTCTTTGCAATAACGCACCATGCGTTAGTCCAGTATGCTCTTGACGGTCTGCCTCACGGCGATCGCGTTCGGAGTGATTACCGAATCCTGGGTGACGATGTTGTCATCACAGGAGACATGCTGGCTTCCCGTTACAGGGAATTGCTTGACATCTTTGGATGTCCCGTGATTGAAGCGAAGTGACTGGTTTCCAGCCAGGTAGCTGAGTTCGCTGGGAAAGTAATCCTTCGGGATGAAATCCTACACACCTTCAAGTGGCGTCAGGTCTCTGACCGAAACTTCCTTGACGTGTGTCGCCAGCTTGGACCTAAAAGTCTAGGTTTGCTACGACCTCAGCAGCGCAAAGTTGCACGCGCTCTTGCTTCTGTTCCAGAGTGGTATGGGGGATTGGGCTTCAACCCTCGTGGTGAGAGTCTAGAAACCAGAACCGCATTGGCCTTGGAATTAGGCCTTCTGGAAGAATCAGTCAACCGTGTTGATTTAACGGAGGCTGTATCCCTGCGAGCCCGGAATCTTATCAACTCCGGGGTTCGCGTCCCGCGTCCCGCGTGGCCATGGGAACTTGTTAACCCTTTCACAGGGGAGGACAAGCTCGTGGTCTCTGTGGCTAGCACTCCAGCCGAGAAATCTGCTGTTGATGCCTTGACAGATGCGAGAAAGCGCCTGGATCGACCAGATCCAGGTACCGTTCAGTCTGCAATTGCTCGGGAAATTGGTATCTCCCGAGTAAAGATGGAAAACGACATGATTGGCTCTATGCCGAACTATGTCCCATCCCGGCCAACTGGTGGTGACCCGCGAGGGCCCACCTTGTTGGAACTGTTGCAGAGTAAACTACCGTCCTCGGCCTTGGAAAAGCCGATGTTCGGTAATAGACCATCTGACGTCGGGCCACCCTCGAGAGAGGAGCCCGATTCAGGTGTTGATGACCAGTTTGACTGGTCACCCGAACCTTAGACGCCGAT